CAGAGGGCTCACCTATTACTAGAGCAATTAGACAGGAAAGTCGACGGCTTTCTGAAAATGATTTACAAAATTTAAACGTCGGCGACACTGTTTTTCTGGACGGTGCTAACGTAACTGGTTTGTATGAAGTGACAAACCGTACTCGAGGCGTGCCGACATTAAACTGGATGGGTGCTGAAGGCTCATCAGAAGTTCGCATGACAGCGTCTGAACGCGCGTCGTGGGCTAATAGTCGGAGCAGTTCTCGTGCATACAGAGCAACACGACAAGAGGCAACGGATGTCACGCGCTTAAATAATCAGTTTGTTCAATTAAATAACCAGCGTGACCAAGTGGCTAAAAATGCACTGAGACGTGAAGTTGCAATTCGTCGCAATACACCAGCGCAACAAGCACGTTTTACTACCAGCAGAGAATTCCGAAGTGTAGCGCAAAACCTTGGACTGACACCAAATCAAGCTCTTGAAATCAGACAAGAACTCGGCGGTTCGCGCAACACATTCTCTGGAAGTTAACAACAAACGCAAAATAAGAGACAGGAGCAACAACATGGGTGGACGTAGTGGTGGTGGTAGTCGTAGTGGTCGGAGTCGTGCAGGTGGTGCTAGCGCACCTCGTGACATTGGAGGCAATACAGTAACAATCAGTCGTGGCACCATAGAAATTAATGGTCGTAGTGCTGATTTTTCAATGTTGAATGCGTCGGATGTCAGCTCAGATTCCCGTGAAACTTTCCAGACAACAGTCGTGTCTGCACTACAAAATAATAGTGGGCGCACACCGTTGAGAAATGCCCAGCGTCAGGCAGACCAACGAGCTGACAGGCTTGAACGAGAATTTGGAAACATTCCGAGGACCACATTAAGCGGAGAAGTAAACCCGCGAATCGCACGAACACAGTCTGCCATAGACAGCAATAGAGCGTTGGCAGATGCGTTGTTTAATGTTGCAAACATCATGCCTCGTGCTAATCGTCCGGGTTCGTAGTATAACAACTGAAAGGTAAAAAAAGGTGGCAAAGTACACAAAGGCACAGATGGCGGATGCGCTGCGAGAAACTAAAGGGCAGATCACCCTCGCCGCGCGTCGGGTCGGATGCGCATACAACACCATGCGAGCGTACATAGACAAATACCCTGAACTCGCAGACATCCAAGAGGAAGAGCTCGAAAAGATGGGCGACGCTGTTGAGCTGGCATTGTATGATGAGGCAGTCAACAAACGCACTACCGCCGCGCTCATATTTTTAGCGAAAACTAAATTTAAAAACCGTGGTTACACCGAACGCCACGAGCATGTCGGTCTTGCGTTGTCGCCTGACATCATGCAATTAGCCGAGCAAATCGGCATCAACAAATCGGACATCGTCAGAGAATTTGAGGCACTGATTCGTGCAGAAGCAGACAAGGTCAATAACAGCAAGTGACATTGCACAGCGTCTGTTTGCTAATCTGACCAGCACAGACACGGTAGACGTTGAGCTATACGACCAACAGCGCACATTTGCGAACAGCGACAGCGCATACACGGCTTTTATTGCTGGTATTGGGTCTGGCAAAACGTATGCTGGATGTGTGCGGGCGTTACGTGCGTCTATGGGTACAATCGGCACACGCAACATCGCCACGCCTAATTTGGGTGTCATCACAGCACCAACCTACCCAATGTTACAGGATGCGACAATTCGCACGTTTCAGGATGTCGCTGGTGATTACATCGCTAAAATCAATAGAGGCACAATGACCATCACCATGACCAACGGCAGTGAGATTCTATTACGGACGGCAGACAACCCCGACAGGTTGCGCGGTCCTAACATCAGCTGGTGGTATGGTGATGAAGCCGCGCTGTACAAGCCTGACATTTGGCGCATCATGATTGGGCGTTTGCGTCAATTTGGTGTCATGGGCTCGGCATGGATTACGACCACGCCACGCGGACGTGATTGGATTTATAGGCTATTTGTTCGTGATGCTGATGACAAATACGAACTCATCAGGGCATCATCAGCAGACAACGTGTACCTCGCAGATGACATTATTGAGGCGTGGGAATCTGAGTACAGTGGTGATTTCGCACGACAGGAGCTGTTAGGCGAATTTATAGCGCATCAGGGTCTAGTGTATGAGGAATTCTCACAAGACCGCCATGTGGTCAGTGAAACGCCTGACACATTCCATGACATGATCGTGGGCGTGGATTGGGGTTATGCGAATCCTGGTGTGATGCTAATTGGTGGCATCGATGGCGATGGGCATATTTGGATTTTGTCAGAACGCTACCAACGCCAACAACGTATTGAGGAGTGGGCAAACGTCGCACTCGACATTAGGGGAAACTATGGAGCTAATCAATTTGTATGCGACCCGTCTGAACCTGATTACATCAGGACATTACAACAAGCGGGGATTAGTGCAACGCAAGCGAACAACACGGTCATGACAGGCATCCAGACAGTCAAACATCGGCTCGCAACCCGTGCCGAAACTGCACACGGTAGCCTGCCACGTTTGGTGATTCATCGTTCGTGTGTTAATCTAATCAGTGAATTTGAGCAGTACCAGTGGCGCATGACGCGCGATGGGGTGCATGATGCGCCTGTCAAATCCAATGACCATGCAATGGACGCAATGAGGTATTTAGTAATGGCAGTAGACAAACCGAAACGCAAGAAACTAACAGCATCGGCGGTGCGCTATGCTTAGTACAATTTATGAGATGTTACCCAAAACCCTCGTGCGCGATGAGTGGTTGACAGAAACAGACGATTGGGGTGACCGCGTTAAACTCTTCCGCGATTACTATGATGGCAACCATCGGAGCAAACTCACGGGCAACATGAAGCGGATGTTGCGCATCAGTGGTGACGCGCATGACCAATTCAATGAGAACTATTGCGGTTTGGTTGTCGACACGTATGCAGACCGTCTGCTGGTTGAGCGTATGCAAGGCGACAGCGATGAGGCGACCGATTGGGCAACAGAGCTGATGGATGCCAACCGTTTCGATGGTTTGCAGATGGACATCCACGAGGCGACCATACGCGATGGCGACACGTTTGTGCTGTTGGAATACGACAACGAAACAGACCGCGTGGTGTTTAGTCACGAGCCATGCTGGGATGGTGAGACGGGCATGATTGCAGTGTATGACCGACGGTTAAAAAACATTTTAATCGCGGTTAAGGTGTGGTATGAAGGTCTGGATGATGCGCGTCGCGTCAACTTCTACTACCCAGACCGTGTCGAGAAGTACATCGGAGATGCAAGCGGAAGCGGTATGCAACCTTACACCGATGACAGCACAGATGAGCGTGGCATTGCTGAATGGTTGCCGGGTGTTGTGCCTGTGATTCATTACCGAAACCGCATGCGTACGATGACACAATATGGCATCAGCGAGCTGGCATCAGTCGTGCCGTTACAGGATGCGCTCAACCGTGGTCTGATGTCGATGGTGATGACTGCTGAATTGACAGCGTTCCTCATCCGCGTGGCAAAAGGTTTTGAGCCACCAGCAGAGGTCAGTCCGGGGATGTGGATTACAATTGGCGCAGAGGGATTAAGCAATGATCAGGTAGCCGATGCGTTTACACTTGAACCCGGTGGTATTGTGCCGTTTATTGACCAAGCCAATCACCTCATTGAACAGATTGCCACCATCAGTCGCACACCATTACCGACCACGCTCGGTGGTGACAGCGCATCAGGTGAGGCACTGAAACAGCGCGAATCAGGTCTATTGGCAAAGGTCAGAAAAGCACAGGTTAAAGTCGGAAACGCCCATGAGGATTTGATGCGCATGGCGGTGGTATTGCACAATACATTCTCAGGCACACGCGCACCTGTGAGCAATTGGCGTTGTGTGTGGCGCGACGCGCAGGTACGCAATGAGGCGCAAATGATTCAAAATGCCCTCGCTGTACGTGACATCGTTGGTGAACGTGAGACATTGCGATTAATCGCGGAGGTTTATGGTTATGGCATGGGGAAACAAGAAGAAATCCAGCAGGAAAAACAGGCGCAAACCGCGCAAGCGATGAGCGCATTAGCGGGCTCGTTACCGGGGTTTGACAATTTTAATGTATAGCATAGGAGCTAAACAATGGCAGATTTGAGTGTAGTAGCAGCAGACGTGGTAGCAGTTTCGGGGGCGACATCAGCACGTGGCACAGCTGGTGCGACCATCACAGCAGGTCAATTGGTATACCTCAACAGCACATCAGGCAAATACGCGCTGGCACAAGGCGACGACGCGGCGACTGACGCTGTTGTGGGCATCGCAGCACATGGCGCATCTGATGGGCAACCGTTGCAAGTTTTGACGGGTGGCGTTGTTGATTTGGGTGTGACCCTGACCGTGGGTGAGATTTACGTGTTGAGCGCGGCGAGTGCTGGTGGCATCGCGCCAAAAGGCGACTTGTCATTAGGTGAGTACGTGAGCATCATTGGTGTGGCGCAAACAGCAGACAACCTGTTGCTTGGCATTCTCAACAGCGGTGTGGCAGTACCTGCGTAATGGCTAGCCAAAAAACACGCGACGACTTAGGACGATTGCTAGCCAACACATTGCACATGTGGAAAGTTGGCAATCGCGAAGACCGTCCCAATGGCGTGCTGTCAGAATCTGACATCACCATTGAGGCAACAGACACGGGGTTTAAAATCACGGCGTTTGAGGCTAAAAAGGCACCAAAGCGCACCGTGACGAAACGGCAGGTACAATCCGACGATGAATAGCAATGAGGGCGCGCAATCACCAGCGGTACGACTGACGCAATTGGTCTCACGATTACTCGACAGAGGGTATACCCGTGCGACTGACCAAATCATTCGTGCCATTGTTCGTGACAGCACAACAGGCATCATCGCGCAACGGCTCACTGAACTCGATGACGAGGCGCGCCGATTGGCAGATGCAAACAAACGATTGTTGCCAACGAACCCAGTGGTACGCGCCCTGCTTGCTGATTTGTCTGACACGCTGTCAAACGATGCCCGACGCATCAACGATGCCACGCCTGATTTGCAACAGTCAGGCATCCAATCGGCTAATGAATTAACGCGACGGCTTGCCCTGCCCAATGTGCCTGATGACCAGTTGCGCACGGTGTTGGGCGTGTCATGGAATACGCCATCAGAGGAAGCGGTGGCATCACTCATCGATTTTGCCGACATGGAATCATGGCAGGATGAGCTGTCAGCATACCCGACGCGGATTCAGGCAACGATTCGCAATCAGGCTATTCGTGGCGTGGTTGAGGGTTGGAGCCCGTTAAAAACCGCACGGGAAATCAGACGGACATCAGAGGCACTACCAGCGCATCAGGCGAACAATCTGATGAGGACGCTACAACTGCAATCGTACCGCACAGGTAGCGCAGCAAACATGGTCGCAAATCAGGACATCCTGGATGGTCATGTGCGCATCGCGTCACTAGATGGGCGCGTGTGTATGAGCTGTGTGGCATTGCATGGGCAGGTGTTGAAAGTGGGCGAGCGTGTTGATGACCACCATCAGGGACGATGCATCAGCATCCCACTAGTTACTGGACGGGCTCGGCAGATTCAAAGCGGACCCGATTGGTACGCATCACTTCCACAGGAGCAACAGTTGGCACTGGCAGGACCTGCAAAGTTTGAGGCATTGCAACGTGGTGACATCCGATGGGATGAGATGTCAGAGGAATACACCGACCCGACATTTGGGCGAATGTTGCGAGAACGCCCACTTAAACGATTCAGTTGACACATGCGTTATAATACATATATACAGACAACCAGAAACGGCTAGATGCCGTATTAGAGGAGATGCCACGATGGCAGACGAAACAAACAACACCGAAACAACAGAACAGCTCGACGCTGTACAACCCAGTAACGATGGCACAGACACCCAATCGGTCGATGAATTGCCATCATGGGCGCGGGACATGATTAAATCGTTGCGCAGTGAGGCGGCAGAACGTCGCGTCGCATTGAAGCAATACGAGGAAGAGACGCGCAAACGTGATCAGGAGCGACTCGCAGAACAGGGTAAATGGAAAGAATTGGCAGAATCACGGGCGAGCGAATTGAACGACCTTGCACCATACCGTGAGCGTGCCGATGCGCTGGAATCGATGATTCGTGACAGCAACAAATCGCGCATTGAATCCATACCCGAGGACATGCAACCGCTCGTCCCAACAGATTACGCGCCCGAGAAATTAGCGAGCTGGCTAGATGCCAATTTGAGCCGACTGACAAAACCAATTGCGCCAAAACTTGACGGCGGTGCGAGCGGTAGCGGGTCTGCAATTAGTTTGACAGACGAAGAGAAGCAAGTGGCGCGTGACACTGGTGTTAGTTTTGAGGACTACGCTAAGTACAAAGCGCGCATATTTGGCAGTTAGGGGGTGATGACGTGCCAATCCCAAAACGTGTGAAAACAATCATGAAACGTGAGGGCATCCGCGATGTCAACACACCAAAACGCACGCCCAACCATCCAACTAAATCACATGTCGTGATGGCAGAGGAAAAAGGGCAATTTAAGCTCATCCGATTTGGTCAACAGGGTGCGGACACCAAACCGCCTCGCAAGAATGAAAGCCAAGCGGACAAAGCCAAGCGTGCCAGCTTTAAAGCGCGTCACGCAAAAAACATCGCCAAGGGCAAAATGTCCGGGGCGTATTGGTCTGACAAAGTCAAATGGTAATAGACTAGGAGCAACAACATGGCAGTAGACACATCAGCGGGTTTCCGCTACCGTGGGCGCGTTTCCAAAATGCCACCCACCATCCAAACACTCACCATCAAAGACACCGAAACCCTGACAAAGGGCGACCTCGTGACACTTGAATCAGGTGAAATCGACCTCGCAGCAACAGACGACAGCACCATTTTGGGCGTTGTTCTGAACACTGCAGCAGGTACAGACAGCACCACCACCTATGAGGTTATTGTTGACGCGGACGCTATTTACGGCGTATATGATGCGAATGCACGTGTTAAAGGCGCGACATTGGACATCAGTGGCACAACAGGTGCTATGACCGTGACAACATCGAGCAATGCGGATGTTACCGTATATGCCCCATCCACAGCAGACGAAGAAACGCTGGTCATGATTACTCATGGCGAGCATGCAGACAATTAGGAGTAATTGACAATGCCAATGCGATCATCTAACTGGGCAGAACTACTGCTCCCAACAATCTACAATTTCTACGACATCGGTCGTCAATTGCGTCCTGAATTGCGCCCACAAATCTACAACGTACAAACCAGCTCACGTGCTGACGAACGTAACGTTGGGTATGGTGGCATCGCTCCTGATGCGTGGGACAACTACGAGGCATCAGGTGTCAAAGGTCGCGTCGACTTCGACAAAGGCTACACGGCGACATATGAACATCAGGAATACGTGGTCACCTTCGAGGTTGAACGCAAACTGCTGGATGATGACCAATACGGCATCGTTGCAGGCGAACGCGCACGCAAACTCGGTGTGAGTGCAACTCAGAAAATGGAAATTGACGCGGCGAGTGTATTTAACAATGCGTTTAGCGCATCTTACACAGGTGCTGATGGAAAACCACTGTGCTCGACCACACACCCACGTAACCCGAACAAATCAGGCAACCTCGTGAACGCTGGTACATCCGCACTAACAAAGGCGGCGGTTAGCGAAACACGTCAGGCTATGATGAGCACAGAGGACGATGCTGGTAACATTCTCGGCATGATGCCAAACGCGCTCATGGTACCGCCAGAACTTGAAGACACAGCACTGGAAATCGTGAACAGTTTGCAAGACCCAACATCAGCAAACAACGCGATTAACCCACAAGCGGGTCGCTTTACTGTCATTCCATGGCACTACCTGAACGACAGCAATAACTGGTTCATGATGGACACGGTTTGGATGAATCTGAGCTTGAAATGGTACAACCGCACACCACTAGAAATCAGTGTAGCAGACCAGACAGCAACCGAAGCAGTATATGAAGCGTACATGCGCTACTCCTACGGTTGGGACGATTGGCGTTGGGTTTACGGTCACAACGTTAGCTAATTGACACGATGACGGGGCGTATAATGCGCCCCTGACCTATTGGAGGCAATACATGGGTTTAACATATTTTCCAAACGGCATCAGCGTGTCAGGGTTTGCATCACCTAATGGTGCGACATTCACAGCTGGTGACGAAACAAGCAACGAAATCAATGTGGTCATTCAATTATTGGATGGCAACGGCGACGCGATGGCGACACGCTCTGCTGTGCAGTTCTACCTGAGTGACAATGCGAACGGCGACACGCTAGTTGCTGCGACAACATCGCTGGCAATCGGTACAGACGGGCTCATCATTGAGCACATCGCAAACAGCGCAGGCGTACTCATCAGTGAAGTAGATGGCGACATCGATGTCACCATTGGTGATGCTAGTGGCGCGGCGACATACTACATTGTGCTGGTGATGCCAAGTGGCGAGTTGGTTGTGTCTGATGCCATCACGTTTGCTGCCTAAGGCGGTGCGCGATGATTCGGACGTATACAATTAACATCACGACAACAGGAACAGCAGGAAGCGCGACAGGCAGTGGCACGACATCACGACCTGTGAATGGCATGATTGCAGCAATCAAAATCGATTTTACGAGTCAGGCAGGCACGGCAGACACAACGATTGTCGATGGTCACGGACAACCGATTTTGACGCTCACCAATGTCAATGCTGATGGTTGGTGGTACCCACATCCTGAGATTCACGACAACACGGGCGCAGAGCTAAACAAACAGACCTGCCCGTTCGCTGTTGACAGTTACATTACGGCATCCATTGCACAATCCAATGCTGGGAGTGCAGTGGTTACGTTGCTAGTAAATGAGGGCGGTCGAGGCTAATGGCATTCACATACGACACGAGTAATCCAACAGACATCACGCGCGTGCGCTACCACCTCGCGGACACCGTTGAGGCAGATGCGATTTGGTCTGATGAGGACATCACCTATGCCATCACGTTAAATGATGGGAGTTGGCAACGTGCCGTTGTGAGCCTAATTGAGCAGTACATCACCACGTTAGCGCGTACGCCACAATTTAGCTCCGATTGGTTGTCAGTCAATCCTAAATCGTCAATTGATGCGTGGCGCATGCTGTTGATGGACAAACGGCGCGAATTCGGGCTAAAAAAGATCGTGGCGACCGTTACGCACACATACCGTGCGGACAGTCGTCAGGAATCCGAGCCCGATTATACAGAAGACAACACAGATGAGGATGTCTAATGTTACCCAATAGCATCCGTGCGCAATTGCAAAAACAAACAAACCGATGGTTAACAGAGACGGCGTTTATTGAGCGCGAATCTGACACACGGGGCATCTATGGCGAGCAGGTGCACGATTGGGAAACAGTGGCATTAAATGTCAAATGTCGGGTCATCACAGGTGGTGGTGGTCGTAATGAGATGATGGGTAATCAGGAATTGATGATTGACCAATACAAAATCGTACTGGTGGCGGGCACTGATGTTAGTGTTGACTACCGCATCACAGTTGGCGGTCATGTGTACCGTGTGACAAAAGTCATGGACGACAGAACAGATGAGCTGGACGTACATGTGCTCGTAGAACGGGAACGATGACATGGCAGACCTGCAAATCAAAGTGGACATGCGTAAGCTACAGAACATCATCAACAATGAGCCCGCGCGTGCTGATGCGTGGTTGCGTGGCGTTGGGATGCAAATCCTAGGCGACATCCAGCTGTCATTTGGCACATCGCCTGATGGCAAAACGCACACACGAGGCACGGTCAAACATGTGGCATCACAACCCGGCTACCCTCCGAACATCGACACAGGCGCATTGCGTGGCAGTATGGGATTGCGTAAGCTCGGAAACATGACATACGAAATCCATGACGGTGTTGAGTACGGCGTGCATTTAGAACTAGGCACAGAGCAGATGGCGGCGCGTCCGTTTGTGAACCCTGTTTTTGCTGAATGGCAAAAGAAGATCATGGACGATGCGAAGCAGAAACTGGACATAGACTAATGAGCGCATTGGAAACACTGTACACGAGCGTATACAGCGCGTTACGCAATGACACGCTATGGCAGGACAGGGTTTACCCTGAAATCGTACCAGCGCAGGTTATACGCCCATATGTGGTGTTTTTTGTCAGTAGTGGTGGCGAGCGCAATGACCTCAAACGCGATGATGCAGAATTCACCATCAGCGTCAAATGTGTAGCATTGCAGATGGCGGATGCGATGGCAGGTGCGAGCCGAATCAGTGCGCTGTTGAATAATCAGGGCTCGCAAGATGGTGGTACAATAACAGGTGATGCCAACTGGACAATCACAACGGTTGAGCAATTGCGCATCATACAGCAAATTGAGATGATTAGTGATGACAAACCGCTATACAACAGCGGGCATCAGTACAACATAGTTATGGAGAAACTGTAATGGCAACATTAAACAGCAACAACGTGTACCTGTCATGGGACGGTACGCAAATTGACGGGTATTGGACAGGTGACGTGAGCAAAGATGAAAGCGTCACAACAGTGGACATCACCGCAGGCAGTGGCGCAACTCATGTCGAACGTGCGAGCGGTTTGCTCGACAACAGCATGTCATTCAACATCGTGTATGATGATGCGGATTTGGCGACATACGTTGGCAAACTCAAATCAGGCACAAAAGGCACGCTGATCTTTGGACCAGAGGGCAACACAGCTGGCAAACCGAAATTTGAATGCACAATGATTTTGTCCAGCGTGACAGGACCATCGCCAACGATTGCAAAAGGCATGGTGATGTTTGAACTGAGCTTTGAGGGCGCGGCGACACCAACAGCAACCATTCCTAATGGAGACACATTCTAATCATGGTTAAAAAGGAAGAGACCCCACGCTTTAATTTTCGTAATGTGTCGCGTAAATGGGCGAAACAGTTCGCCCGCACACAGGTTTCGATGGCGCAACATGCCGTTGTGATTGGTGCTGATGCGCGTGACGATTTGACACCAGAAGAACAGCAGACGTTAAACGCTGGGCGCATTGCATCGATGGATGAGATTTTTAAACTAGAAGATGAGCGCGATGCCCTGCTCATTCAGGTGTTGGAATATGTGCCGATGGATTGGCTCGTTGATGGCGCACCTGATGACCTGACATGGGACGATGTCGATGATCTGGATTGGTTGCAAGCAGACCGTTTTGATGAGCTTGTGCAATTGGCAGGTAGTAGCCGTCAGGAATCGGCAAAAAACTAAATCTGGCATACGTCCACGCTGTCAAAAAAATCGGCGGGGTGCAATTGGACGCGGAGGAAGTTGACCGCATTGAGCGCGCACAGGTGGCACTAATTTTGCACATGCCACCTCATGACGTGGACAGTATGCCAGCACAGGATGTCGCCGATGTACTAGAAATTTACTCGGCTAATAATGAGATTCAGGCATGGCAACAGAGCCAGAATCGGAGACGTAAATAATGGCAACAGAAGTCGCAAGTCTAACAGCATTATTGTCACTGGATGACAGCGGATTTACACGAGGGATGCGCAACGCTGAACAGCAAATCAGTGGCATCAGTGGCACATTTCAAAACATGGGTGCAAGCCTCCGCAACCTCGGGGGCAATTTGCAATCTATGGGCATGCAGGCATCGATGGCGACGGCTCCGATTGCTGCGATGGGTGCTGTTGGCATCAAAGCGTATGGCGATTTTGAGAGCGTCATCAATGAGATTAGCGCACGCACGGGCGTTGTTGGCGAGGAATTACAAGCCATCTCAGACTATGCGCTGGAAATGGGCGCGGCGACTGTATTCAGTGGACAACAGGCATCAGAGGCATTTCTCGACCTGCTCACATCAGGGCAATCAACCGAAGAGGCGTTTTCTACCCTGCCACACGTGATGAGTTTAGCAGCTGCGGGTGGTTTGGAACTCGGGCAATCGGCAGACACGCTCACTGACATCATGTCGATGTTTGGGCTTGCTGCGAGCGACACCGTTGGTAATTTGACGGCGGCGGAATATGTGGCGAACAGTCTAACACAGGCATCACAGGTGTCATCGGCATCAGTGAGCATGCTAGGTGATGCGTTTGTAAATGTTGGTGGCATCGCAGCAGGCTTTGGGTTGGATGTTGACACAACGAACGCCGCACTCGCTGTATTGGCAGAGGGTGGTCTTAAAGGTGCTGAAGCTGGTACAAACCTCAAATCGATGCTGTTGGGAATGTCTGCAACGACATCCAGCACACAGGAGGCGTGGTCGAAACTCGGCACGAGCATGTATGACTCTGAGGGCAACATGAAAAACCTGAACTCGTTGCTGGGTGAAATCCGCACGGGCTTAGAGGATTTGCCAGTGTCTGAACAGAACGAAATCATCATGGGTCTGGCAGGCTCCTATGGTCAGTTGTCATTGCGTACCCTGCTATTTGGGAACGATTTGGCAGACACACAGGGCGCAATGGAACAATCAGCACAGGCGACGGTGGTTGCTGAGCAGATGATGGGCAGTTTCAACAGTCAGATTGGTAGCCTGATGGGCTCACTGGAATCATTGGCAATTAGTGTCATGGGTCCATTTGTTGAGGACACATTAAAGCCCCTGATTGCATCTGCCATCGACGTGGTCAACAACATCAAAGCGTGGGCGGATGCGAACCCGGAACTGGCACAAACGATTGTCAAAATTGCAGCAGCTGCAGTGGTTGTCGGTCCAATATTATTGGCGATTGGCACGGCAGTGAGTGTGCTAGGTGTGGCATTGAGCGGATTGGGCGCGGTGCTGGGATTTGTGCTGTCACCGATTGGGTTATTAGTCGCAGCAGTCGCCGCACTTGCTGTCGCGTTTGTGACTGATTTTGGTGGCATTCGGACGTGGTTTAATGCGAACATCCTGCCATGGCTCGTTGGGCTTGCTGATGCGTTTAAAATTGGCGGATGGCAGAACGCATGGACGTACATAAAAGGCGTATTTATTAAACCTCTGATTGAGGGTCTGCAATCGTTTCTGAGTGGTGGCGAAGTGTTTCAAAAAGCGAAGACGTTTGGTACTGAACTACTGGACAATATGAGCTCCACGCTGTCGAATGTCGGTAAATGGGTCAATGACAACATCATCAAACCGCTAGGCAAAACAATCGGCAACATGGTAAAAGGCGCGGGTGGTGCGGGTGAAATTTTCAAGAAGATGCAGGGATTTGGTTTTGCGCTACTTGAAAATGGGTTCAACATGGGCAGGAGCATCGTCACATTTATTTGGGACAACCTCATCAAACCACTAGGCGATGCAGTTATAACGTACGTCACAAGCGGGAAACTGGTGGAAGATTTGCGATCGTTAGGCGCGATGTTCATGGATGCAATCGGCAAGGGTCTCAACCTATTGGGTCAGGGTCTGACATGGGTATATGAAAATCTGATTCGACCACTAGGCGATGCTATATTTAATTACATCGACAGCGGGCAATTAGCAGACACGCTGGTTAATTTGGGCACTGGATTCCTCGACCTCATCGGCAAAGGCATCACGTTTATTCAATCAATACCCGCATGGATTTATGACACGCTGATTAAACCGCTATTCACATCTGTTGATGGTGAATCAGGCGCGGGTGGTGGTCTGTGGGAATCACTGATGGGATTTGGTAAGAGCATTCTCGAGGGCATCGGCGCAGGTTTGAGCATGCTGGGTGGTGTTGCGACATGGATTTGGGAATCAGTCATTGACCCATTTATTACAGGCATGGCAGAACACATCGGCATTGGTCAAATCTGGGAACAGCTCAAATCATTTGGTGGATCGATTTTAGAAGGCATTGGCGCGGGTCTGACGTACATTCAAAACGTGGGTGCGTGGTTGTATAACACACTGATTGCCCCATTGGTTGGCGGTCTGACTGTTGAGGGTGGCACGACAAGTGATTTATGGCAGTCGCTATTGAGTTTGGGTCAAATTTTCCTCGATGCTGTTGGTGCGGGTTTGGAATTAATCGTGAGCATTGGGACGTGGATTCGTGACACATTCATTGGACCGATTATTGACGCAATCGGCAATTTCATCGGAGTCGGTGATTTGTATGACAAGCTCATAGAATTTGGTACTGGCATCCTGACGGCGGTTGCGAATGGTTTAGGTGATGTGGCGATGTGGGTGTATGAAAACCTCATCAAGCCATTTGAGGACGCAATTGAGGACATTTTGATTGCATTTGGCATGATTGATGACCCGCGATTTGTAGGGTATTACGACGCGCCAACGGGTGGCGGTGGTATGCACCGCGCCAATGGTGGTCCAGTGATGGCAGGCAACCCGTACATCGTTGGTGAGGTCGGGCCTGAACTATTTGTTCCATCATCATCAGGGACAATCATACCGAATGATGCGCTGGGTGGTCGTATTGAAATTGGCACAATCAACATCAATGCAACAGGTGACGTGGATGGCGCACAATTGGCGCGATCATTTGAGCAGGAATTGGCAGAAATTATGAGGAGTCGTGGGTAATGGACACACTGGTACGATTTGGGCAAGGCGCAGAACAGTACACGTTTGACCAGTCACGGCTGGTGTCATTGCGCGACAATTTCCGTGATTTGGTACAACGTGCGACACGCCTGCCGGGGTTGTCTGGTGGTGTGAATGAGTACGGCGTTGCGCCATCGCCTCGCGCTGTTGGTAATGTGCAGGCAACGTTTTGGTTGATTGCTGATGAGCATCTGACACCTGATGAGCAGGCACAGCAGATGGAACAGCTCAAATCCGACGTGGCGCGGATGTCATCGTTTGGGGTTAAACGGCTATACAAACAACCAACAGATGCCACGCTCGATGTTCGGTACTGCGAGGCATCCATCAGCAACATCTCATACACAGAGACATCAGCAGACCAACCTCATGCACGATTACGTGTACAGGTCAATTGGCAGGTGACAAATCCGCGATGGTATTCACAGGGCACAGAAGCACCGAGTTGGGGTGATGGCAGTAGTTGGGGCTCGGGCTCTTCATGGGGTGGCACTGCCCCGACATACGCTGTGAGTGGCACATCGAGTGAGTTTACCGTGACACCATCAGGCAACGCGGAAACATTCCCACGCATCATCATTCAATGTGGCGCGTCGCAGACAGCAGAGAACATCCGCATACAACGGTTTTTGAATGGTAGCATCGTCGATCAGGTCGCGTATGGTGGTATACTAGGAAATAATGACAGGCTCATCATCAACACGCGGGCAAACCGCGTCACACTAAACGGTGCGAGCCATTACACGTCGGACTTTACATACAACAATGCGAGCTGGTTTCGATTGCAACCGGGCGCAAACACCATCACAGTGCTCATGGACAATGCAGGCGATGCGTGCAATTTAGAGTTTAGGTATTACGAGGCGTACACATGACAAGTCAAACGAAAACGAGCGTTACCATCAATGACAATGCCGTCGCTGATGGACAAACAATTGACGCGGCGGATGTTACCGTTGCATTTGATGATGCGCAAACCGAACTACAGCAGGGATGGTTGCGGGTCAGTGCAAATGACACACACGTTAAACATTTAGAGGATGCACTGACAGCAGGTACAGGCATCACGATTGCGACAGTGGATGATGGCGCGGATGAATCCATGACCGTCACACTGGCAACGCACGACCATCAGGACACGGCGGGCGGTGGTCAATTACTAGCGGATGCCATCGACAGTCAGACCGCGACAAACGGGTACGTGCTGACAGCAGATGGGACGGGTGGCGCATCGTGGGCATCTGTTGGCGGTGGTGGCGCGCAACCCATCGATTTGACCGTGACGGCAGGCGAAACGCTGGCATTGCGTGACATGGTTTATTTAGACGAGTCGTCGGGCACGTGGTTCAAACTAGACGTAGATGCGACATCGTCAATTAAAGCGGGCGCGTTGCGTGGTTGCGTCAATGAGGCAGGTGGCATCGCATCAGCGAGCACAGGAAGCGTGCGAATTTTAGGCGAGGTCTCAGGGTTTACAGGGCTCACAGCATGGACACGGGTTTATGGCACGACAACGGCAGGGAGCTACACACAGACCCGCCCTGCTGTGAGTGATGGCGGGTCACAAATTGCCATCGCTGAGATGGGTTACGCTGTGAGTACCGCAATCATTTTCATTGACCCAAAACCTGTGATTTATGCCAAACGCGAGACGTTGGCAAATGATGGCACGATGACCATTGAACACCACAGCGATGCCCAGACGCGGAAACGTGACGCGCGTGCATATGTTGGCACAACGGTGGCAGGCTCGGCACTGGCAGAATATGCGGACACGAATCAGGATGATGAGTTTACACTGGCAGGGCTCGAAGGTGCGGGCGGAACGTTGGATTTTGATGCTACTGGTGGCAATTCAATCATTGGCGATGTGTCTGACACCGAACGCGCAGTAGCACAGCAATTTACACCTGCGGCGACTGGTCAATTGACACAAATTAAAGTGACGCTTGCATCCAATGATGGCTCACCATCGGGGAACATTTATTGGAAAATCCAACAGGACAATGGGAGCGATTTGCCTGATGGTTCAAATTTAGCGAGCGACAATTTTAGCCCAACGGCATCCGCTGAAAATACCATCAATGTCAGTGGCGGACCTATTTTAGATGGTAGTACAAAATATTGGCTCATATTGACCACGGTTAATCAATCGACAAACGACCGTTATAACTGGCAGGCCAGCGGAAGTGACACCTATGTAGACCATCTGCGTTTGGTTGGCGCACGCGATGATGATTTCTCATTATGGACTGAAGGTGGCACGATTCGTGACAATGAATTTGAAATCACAACATCAGCAGTCACGACCAACGACAAGCTAGCGCAGTCGTTTGAGATTAGCACAGCATCAACAGTGAGCGAGGTTGATTTGTACCTCAAAAAGGTGGGCGCACCTACTGGCAACCTGACGGTTGAGATTCAAACCGACAGCGCAGGAGAGCCATCAGGTACGGCAGTCACGAACGGCACATCCAACACGGTCTCAGCATCCACGCTCACGACATCATTTGCAGACATCACATTTTCATTTGCTAGCAATCCATCACTGGCATCAGGCACGACGTATTGGATTGTGTTGACGACGGCAGACAGTCAGTCGAATACAAACTATGTCGTGTGGGGGGCGGACACGAGCACACCGAGCTATGCCGATGGTGAGATGTATGGTGAGGATGCGAGTACATGGGGCGCATTGAGTGCAGACGCGGTATTTACCGTGACAGCACCTGCCACGCAATATGATGAGCGATGCGTGGTTGGCAGATGGTCAGGTGGCACACGTGATGTCGCCGTGCGATTTGATGACGGTGGCGCAGGAAGTCCGAACACACAGACAACATTTAAAAACACGAGCGGTGGGTCATTGGACATCGTCGCAGAAGTGGAGGTTCAGTAATGGAGAGCATAGTTTACAAACACACTGAGATGGTAGACGGGCGCATCAGTGCCGTCTATTTGGTGCGAGACAACGCCACAGTACGCATGGCGGATGTTTTGGTACCTAGTGGCACAAACCTCATCGCGTACGGCATCGACAACGCCACGACGCTGTTTGACATTGGTTACACCCCGCCATCTAAAGTTTCGCCAATGGCACTGTTTCAGGCGAGCAAAAACAAACACGTGGAATCCATCCACATGGGCGCGATTTATGCCGCGTTTGAGCAGTTGCAAATGGGCGGTAGCATGGCAGACATGAAAGTCGCCGCGAAACAAGTGTATGCCCAGAATGATGAGGCACGCGCTGGACTGTTGGCATTCATCAACACGTTTAAGACGGCATCGCAGGAAGACAAAGACGAACTGTTGGCAATTGCGATTTACGCGGCGAGTAGTTTGGTCACGTTATAATGCGCGTATGGTGTGACGTATTTGACAGCAATTACAACCGATTGGGCGATGGACCTGTCACAGCTATAAAATCGGCATCATTCCGACGTGCGTTTGATGGTGCGGGCACATTCAACATGTCATTGGTTGGGACTGATGAGCAGGCATTGACGCTGTTGACCAATGAACGACGTGTGCGCATTTATGGCACCACGCTCGATGGGACAGCGCGTGTGCTAGGTGATGGCATCATCCGACAGCGTAACATAGCCGAACAATCAGGCGGTGTGACATTGCAGGTGAGCGGACCTGACGCACTAGATGAGCTCAAACGTGTCAACACGCTATTGGCTCGTACGTACCGTGACACCGTGCAAAACGTTGTAAATAACCTGTTAGCGTTTGCGACAGGATGGACAGCGACAGTGGATGCCAGCATCGCCTCAAATACAATTGACGTGCGGTATGATGGCGTTTCGGTGTTGGCAGCACTTCAAAACATCGCAGACCGCTACGGCTACCATCTGCGACTGTCGAGCAGTACAGCACGGACACTGGAAATCAGCGAGTTTGGCGATGACAACGGGTTGCGCATCAGCAAAACGGAAATCGTGACAACAGAGACAATCCAGAACAGTGAGCTGTTGATGGTGCAACGGTTGTCACAGGGGCAAACATCCGAACAGATTTACAACTGGTTACTGCCGATTGGTGCTGGTGAGGGGACTGCTGCGCTAACATTGGAAAAATCGACACGGACATCACCATACACAATACAGAGCACAACCGCAGGCGATGGACGCACGCTGTACTACATCAGCGATTCTACTTCCATCAGCACGTATGGCACAATTCAGAAGGTCGGGCAGTTTAAAGAGATCGCGCCAAGTGGCAACACGAACACGGACATTGTAGCGGCTGCGAATGCGCTGTATGACGCGGCGGTTGAGGATTTGCAACGCCACAAACAACAACAGGAACAATACAGCGTCACGGTCAAAAATGTACAACAGACCATCCAACCCGGCGACAAAATACACCTAGACTATAAAGCCCGCGTACAGACTGAGTCAGGGTTTGTGGACTATTTGAGCATCCGCGATGATTTCTGGATTTTGGATGTCAATGAGACTGTGAGCGCGTCGGGTACATCGGCGACACTGACCATCAGCAACGTTGACCAGCGCGTGACAACCCCTGCTGAGCAGATGATGAATGCCATTGAGCAAATCAACCTGCGCAATTTGCAACCGACAACGACAGGAAGCGTGCGCTCGTATGTGTACTATGAGGACATGGACGGTAGCAACAGCGTCACGATTCCGATTGAATTTACAACCGCCACGCTGTTGTTGCAACGTGTCAGGATGCGCATACAGACGCGCCCATTGCGAGCTAATGTGACCGCTGCTGCAGGTGGTGGCAATCATTCGCACACCGTCACAATTCCATCACATAGCCACAGTGTCACGACATCAGACCATCGGCATTTGATGTTTGCACAACGTTCCACTGTTACGCCGGGGTTTATTACCGACAACAACTGGATTACATCAGCAAATGATTCAGGCACTAGTACTCATGATTTAATATTGTCTACCACAGTGTCAGGGATCACAGGAACGGCAGAACTGTGGACAAGAGAAGCAGGCGGTGGCGAAACTACAACCAGCGCATCGGGTGGTGGTAGTACAGAAACCAGTTCGGACTCTGGCACGCACCCCCATGACATGACCTACGGTATTTTCGACAATACGGGCGTGA